CTACATCACAGAGCAATCATCAAACTCACCGGAACGCGCATCATTGATGATGTACGTAATCACCCCAAAAAAATGCGACTCATCATCAAACAGGCTGGTCGGCTTTGGTATCACCTCTACCGCTCCAGTCTCAAGATTAATCAGATGTGGTTTAGGGGAGCGCTTGTATCGCTTCACTCTGAACTCATTGTCAACTGAACAAATCAGCAACGAGCCATCAAACGGCATCAGTGAACTGTCAACGACGAGCAAAGCACCGTACATGATGCCTTCTCGCCAGTACGTTTTCCCTGACCGCATGAAGTACGTTGCCGATGGTTTGCTGATTAACGTCTCGTCGAGCGATATGCGTTGCTCAACGTAGTCTGCAGCCGGACTCGGGAATCCCATGATGCACCTCAGTCATCAATACTGGATAAAATCACAGTATAAATGCTCTATATCAAATCAGCAAAGGAATAGGATAAGAATCTTTGCTGAACCGGTCTATATCATGAGACCCTTTGCAGGTTTACCAGAAAAAACCTTAGGTTTTAATGAGCTAACAAAACGTGTCCTCCTAATCATTCTGGGTGCAAAGGTTAAGTTAATTCCTATGAATGAAATTCATGAAACAGTGCAAGTACAAGATGATAAAGAAGGTCTGCCATGAGTGCTTAAGGATGTGTTTGAATAATCCGCTATGCGTATGACATCCCTGGCTAAGGATAGTTCGCCATGTAGAGTTGTAGAATTGATACAGGCTACCAGCATAATATCCAACGATAGCCTGCTCCGTATGTAGACATTATCTATATATAGATCTACCTAAGTATATATTTTTGAGTTTGGTAATGCCTTCCTGAGCGCTTTAAAAACTATTGAAAGTACGTATTTATATACGTATGCAAAAATACAAACAATTACAACAAACAAGACGGATTTTATCCCATCTGAACTTATAAACGATAATAAATGGTATGCTTTCATCAAAAACATGAATTCTATAAGATACATCTCGTAAGATAGTATGCCAACAAATTTCAATGGTGTTATGTTTATATTTGCAACTCTAAGAATCGATGTAATTCCAATTATAAGAAATGCGCTTGCTATATTTGTTGCTGCATAGTCAAAAAAACTAACATCAATCCCTTTATAAAAATAAAGGGATAAAATTAAGGACACCAAAGAAACTATGACAAACAAAAGTAATATCCATTTATCTATTGCATATCCTTTGACTTTTTCATACACCACTCCAATTAGTGAACCTAGTGGAAATGCAGCAACGTATAGTCCGGCACCTGCTGGAGGAGGGAATATATCTGCGTTTTTGTAAAGCAATACAGAAAAAAGGAAAAGGAAGGCTATTTTAATATTAATAGAGATATTAGCGCTAAAAATTAGAAAAAAAGCCAGATACCATATTATTATAAAAGATATATACCACATACTAGGATCTATAGTGGCATTCAAATCAATGCCTAGTATGGTAATCGCTAAATGATAAAAGTCATCATTTGTAATTGCTGGATGTCCAAAAGCAATAATCCAAACAATGGTTATAATAGCGTATGGAACAAGTACTTTTGATAGCCTTTTTGAAAAAAAAGAATCCAACCCTGATTTAATGTAAGATTGCACAAGGCCAAAGCCTGACAGCATAAGGAATAGAGCAACACCATATGCCCCGGCGTGCGGGATTACATTTACATGCCCAAGCATGACAAGGAGAATAGCAACGCCTTTTAGTTCAATGGTGTGATCTCTATCAAAAATTACATTACTTATTTTTCTCATTTCATGACTACCTGCGCAGTTTTTCATTGCTAATGAATGTTGCATACTTTACAAAAGTATACTATACAGTATTTGCGTTGTCATTGAATATAAATATACCTGCGGCAGAATCATTATTGAGGAGGCCATAGCAGTGGATAATTCATCCACTGCCTAGTGCATATATCAATCGCATGATTGTATTTTTGACAAACCTGATTTAGCTATTCATCTGGAAAGGTTGGCCATATCACATGCTCTGGATCGGTTGAGACATTGATAGATTTAACGTCATTTTTAAATGCCAACCACGCCGACAGTTTCTCCTTGTTGGTGTCGTTGATTTCACCGAGCATCAGTTCTGTTCGCCAGTCGAGCATAGTTTCGTCCGCATGTGCCAGCAGTTGCTGGCGAATTTGTTCAGCGGCAGCAATAAGTTCGTCGTGTGTCGGTGGAGGCATATCCCCCCAGGCAGGATGTCCATCATCACCCGCGATGCGTACTTTCCCTTGCAACGTTCTGTCTTCAATAAATTCCAGGTAAGTGTCATATGTCACTTCGACAATATCAGCAAGTTCCCATCCGTCCTGTTCATATTTCGCCACATCATTTTTAGCGAAAAAACTATTATTTGAGGCGCTATAAACCATTTCCATATTAATACCCTACTGCAAGATAAAAAACAGATTCACCAGCATCCTGGGATGCTGTCCCTGGAACGCCAGACCATGCCTTATTTATAAAAGCAAAACCTGTTTTACTGAGGTCTGACGCTCTGTACATTGGGCTGAATATCCAATAGTTGGATGCATATGTTTGTCCGAAAACAATTCCATAGCACTGGTTTGTAAATGGCGTAGAAAATAATTTTCCACCATTACCAGCGATAGTCCCGAATCGCATCTGGAACCCATTCGGGAAATTAATTCCGCCTGCCGGTGAAGACCAGTAAGACATATCAGGTATTTGCCCAGCACTATTTCCCACGTTTTTTGTTGCAACGGTTCCTAACCCAAGATTAGCTCTTGCGTCAGATTTATTTGTTAACTCATAAAGATTATTTGCCTTTTGAAGTGCTCCTGTTATGCGTAAATCATCACCAGCGGCAACGGTTCCGACTGTCGTGCCCACATCCCTTTTCGCCGCTTCTCCTAAACCAAGGTATGAAAAAACATCTTTCCACCCGGCACCATTGCTGTTTGGATCAGATAGATTTCCTTCTGTTGTGTTAATGAATATTCTTTCCCCATCGTTCGAGATGAGCATCGCCCCTGACGGATATCCAGAAATCTCCGAAGCAAATTCAGAATCAAAAGTATTCAGCGCCCCGGTGCTCGACCATCTACCCAGAGCAGAAAGTTCGTATAAAATTTGGTTCATATCCTGGCCTTTTGGTGGCAAACCGCCAGCAGATTTCAGGATCATTGTTATTGGAGGAAACCCCTGTTCATACGATGCTGAGTTATCTCCTGCAGGGGTGGTTGGCAATATTGCCCCTCTCTGTCCATTAACCCCAAATGGCTTGGGTTGTTTTTTAGGTGAGTCAGAACGATTCATGCTTAATTCCTATAAAATGTGCCATCATTAAACGGATAGGCATCAGATGCAAAACCAAAATAAGGGCTAATGATTTTACGTATATTTACCAGAACACCACTCGGAACGGGCATTACCTCATAATTCGTGAGAATAGATTCTTCGTATGGCGCAAGCTCAAATTCAAACGTTATTCCTATTGTCATATCTCGATAATTTACGCAATATGCTCTCCCTCTTTGATAAAAAAGTATTTTTAGAAATTTATTTATATCAGGAATGGTTGCCACACTGATGTTAGTAAAAGCCTTGCAGAGTATTAATGTTCTGTAAGCATCATCCCCAAGCCTGACATTCGTTGTTTCCTGAATGCCGCCGTAAAACGGAGAATTATTAAATGGTGCCGGGTAATCAGTACTCCCATCATCTGCTTCGCTAAATCCAAATGAATCGCTATCTATTGGCGCAACAATATATCTGCTTATGCCAACAATTCCCCCCCACATATCAAGCCCGAATGTTTCGCAGGTAGTTAAATCCCATACCTTTTTAATGAATTCCTCAGTGAAATCATCAAGGCTCACTGCCTGGTTAAATGTGTCTATGATGGACAATAATTTTTTACTTGCCGAGTATTGGGTAAGAATTGTGTCTTCCCACATACAGCTCCCCCTACGATAATGTAACAATGATATCTGATTCCTGAATAGTTGGAACCTGGTCTATGCCCATAGTTACAGCAGGTCCGTATAGTGAACCATCGAGAGAAACTTCAAGAGACAAAATGCCAACTGTATCAGGAGATATTGAAATAACAGGGGCATAGTATTTACCAGCATTTATAGTAGAACCAATTCGTGCCTTTCCAATACCCTCATACCCTCCATTGAACACAGTGACAATCATTTCCTTTACTTGTTTAGTAATATCACTTGGGGGATTTAGTGAAGCATCGACATTTACCTTAAAGTAAACCCGCGTAGGTGATGCCTTTTGCCATTGCATTACGTAAGATGGATATGGCGGCATGTAATTAACGTTATCGTAAACAGTGAACGTTGTATCACCATTCATATTGGCGCCGGGGTTATAAGTATTGAATATTGACTCAGCAACATCAGTATCAGCCCCGCCATAAACACAAATATAAACAGAATGCGCAAGAATCGGGAAATTCGTTGTTCCTTTATTTACTGTTTCTGCAGTTCTGTTTGACCATACGTAAGCATCAAGCACACCATCTGTCGCAAGTAACGCAGCTAATGTAGACGCATCCTGATTTCTGCTGTTTCTGGCAACTGATTGCCTCCGGCGAGTTTCAAAGGCGATCCGTGATTCAACATCAACACCAACGACCCCAGGGCTAATATTATTTACAGCATCCCATCCGGAAACGGCTCGATAAATCTGATTCAGGGAGCCGGCTGCACACGGAATTGGCCCGGTTGTTGTGTTGACAAACTGCACATCAACAGAGCCTGATGAGGGTATTACGGCATTGTCAATTGACTGATATATATATCCACTCGCATCAACAGCAGTACTACCCGCAGGTATGGTGGTTCCAACCTGACCAATGCATGTCGCTGTAACAACGGTCCCCTGTGCAGCGATCCGTTCCATAAAGTAAATCCGGCCAATCCCGTCCTGGAATCTGCCAGTTGAAAAGTCAGGATTAATTTGATTAAACAAACAAAGAAGCTTGTCGTATTCCTGAGCGATAATTTCAGTATCAGACTGTGCGATCTGCCCTTGCGGTGAACTCAGTGATTGACTTGCACCACCACCAAGAGCCGTTGACATGTCTGTAAGTCTTCCCGCCAGAACATCCGCTATGTCGGGAACTGAAAGACCGTTTTCAGTGATGGTTACATCAGGAACAGCCGTATTTAATATCGTCATAAGGTGGCCTGTGCAATATTACCATTGATATCTGTAACGCGGATTGTGCCGCGAGTTGTGCGTGTATTCTTGTCAAAGAAAACTGATGCCAGAGCATCCTCAACAACGGGTAATTTGAGTGCTTCAGCCTGCATTTTCTGAGCAATAAAACCAGGAGATGGTCGCCTGCCAAGAACTTCTGTCTTCCATGGGATCCCAAGTGTATTGTCGTAATAACACTCTCCTGAAAACACCAGGCATGCACTGGCGACATCCTGAGCAACAGAATATGATTCTTCTGCGATCGCCAGATTGCCATTTCCGTCAAGCGTCAAGTCCCACGTAGATGTGTCCAGTTGCATAGTTCTGTATGTCATGTCGGTTTATCCGTTGCATTGGAATTTATTGTTGCCCCACCACTTTGTACACCTGAAACAGGATGTTTGTGATTGTTATAGTTGACCCTTAAATTTTTAACAGTAGATGACTGTGAACTTGCGTTATCCTGAATATCACCGCTTACTTTAAGTAAAGGAGTATTCATGTTGACTCCATCAGGAGCATCAATATTTAACGATGAACATTTAATATTTAGTGGATTAGGCGTGGTTATGTTTATTGCACCATCAGCAAATTCAATGAATTGAGTAGGTGCAATATTTAATACCCCACCAAGATAAATTGCATCAGATTTACTGTGTCGCCTTTTGCTTCCAGGTACTGATTCTTTACGATTTTTTCTTACCAGTGATGTGTCTTTGTCGCATACCGCAATCAGACCAATATCACCCGCCACAGGGTCCATAATTATAGCGCTGTTTCCTCTCTGCAACCGCCATACGGGGAGATCATATAAAACCGAGTTAGAAATCATTTTTCCTGTACGGTCTGTTCTGGTAAGCAAAGGAAGAGCATCAACAACTAAATCTGGTGCCTCACCCCTGACTTCCTTAACTCTCGCTAACTCAATGAAGAAATATCCAGACATCAGCATCTCAAAAATATATTCCTGAGATTGAGCCTCACTTACCTGAGCAGGCGTTGGAGTAAATAGTTGCTTATCCATTATTCTGTTGCGCCTCTGTTCTTTGTTCCGCTGTTCTGGCGGCAATACATATTGAGTGCCATGAACCATTTGGCATCCATGATGATAATTCATGCCGAACGGAGGTTAACTTATACCTTCCGCTTGCATGTGGTAGTTCTGTTTTGATATCCACATATCTTCCAATGCAAAGGAGAGATGAATATTGCGTCTGAAACATCAGTCCCCCATTTGAAAATACAGGATATCCAACAAGTCCGTATTCTCTGGATATAAACGGAATTACATCGTCTCTGTTTTTTTCTGAAGGCCAGAACTCTACTTTTGTCGGTGGCGTAGCTGACATCGCCAGTCCATAATCTGAACAGACCCTATAAAGTTGCTCAAAAACACTTCCTTCAAAATGCGGACTTCCTGATGTTGTCATCCCTTTTACATTATTAAACACAGCTTCATAACCTGCACTTGCACAAATGGATGAGATGACATCTTCAACACTTTGCGCCCCCTGCGCTGTAAACGGGCTTGCTGGCATGTTCTGTAAATCAACATTAGAAGAGGCTGTTATCATCAGACTGCTTTCAGGAGCAGAATTCATGTTTGCTATTGATGAAAGCATCGTGCCGGAGAAAACAAGAGAATCATCAGCAAATACCTCAACATTTAACTTCTGACCTTCCCCAACAATACCATCAGCCTTCCCTGATATATCAGCAAGTCTTTCGATTCCTAACCCGTAAAGAGATATATCAGCCTGAGCACCTCCCCGACCGGTAACAAAGTTCAGGGATACTGTTGACTTAACATTTCTGATGGAGATTTTATTGTTTCCATTTTTATCAAATGCTGATGATTCATTCGTGAAGTCAAACCGAAGACTGTGATTTTTATACAAGCTCGTTTTCCTCGATGTAATACAGCAAGTAACGGCTACCCAAGCCTTCCCATCGCGGGTCCGATTCCCCATCATTATCAATGAAAATAAGGTCTCCCTTAAATCCAAGGTAGGAATATCTTACCATCTTATTCCCATGCAGACATGGAACGCCCTGCATAATTGGGACTCCATTAACAGTTAAATCCATGTACATAAAACTCTGTCGCTGAACAAGTTTTATATTACATTGCTGACCAGCCAGACTTACCGAAATGGACTGAGATTTGCTGGGAAGAACAGATACTGTAATCATGTACTCGCCTTAACTATATTTTTTGCAATATCTGCCGCTTTTTTTGTTGCGCTGTTTGTGACTTCGAGTATTGGTTTGGATACCGTATCAAGAGCACTCTGGAATTCAGTCTTGATTGTGTCGGAGATTTTTCCAGTGATTTCTCCAACAGATGACTTCAGTGATGACCATGATTTACTTAGCTCATCGACAGTAGATTCCCTGGCTCCGCCATTGGTTATTTGCGGATCAACTCCTACATCTCCCTGTGACTTATTGTTATCCGTTGGCTTCTGTTCTGACTGAGATCCAGAGAGGATAACCTCCATTTGCTGAATGACCTCCTGAAAATCAAGATAAACCGTCAGAAGAGTCACCCCCTTTTGAGAGTTAACTTCGTAATAGTGGTCAACAAGGTCGAAACTCTCCAGAGTTTCCTTTGGCGTTTCAATATCGTATGTTTTTGCAGAGGACAGCATCGTTTTGATTGTGTTCAGCGTGCTGTTCTGGCTTGTGAATGTGAGATCGAAAATATTCGGGATATTGCCGGAAAAACCAGTAAGACCATTTACGATGATTGCACATCTTACTCTGGCGGGTTCTTTAACTTTGTTGATGGACTGGTATTTCCCTTTCTCCACCGGGGCGTTTGTTATTTGCGCCCTTCCACTTGGCTGTACGGATGCCATACCACTGAACTCAAGAGCAACCTCGCCAGTTTCCCTGTCACGAATCACATACTGAGGATGCAGAACGCTGTCGATGATCGAAAGCGGAGAGCCACCACCGATAGCATTGAATATGTCTGCTGTGTTTAAATCGATTATGCCCATCTACTCTCCATTAAACAAAAACCCAGCCGAAGCTGGGTTGGTTTTTATAAAAAGATTTAATTAGGCTGCGGTAGAAACATTAACTAGATTTCTCAATACTTCAACTCCTTTTGAGTTGTAGCGGAATGCTTCCACCTGTTTGCTGGAATGCGCCGATTTATCCAGGAAGAACTTCCCGTACTGCTCAGTTTTGAGGTTGTTTGCGTTAGCAATGCGACCAATCTTGTTGGCCGTTACTCCAAGCTGCTCTGCAACCTCCCCTGCTGAGTAGTAATGCTCTTCTATTGCCGGAAGGGGTATTGCATTAAAACCAACGATCGGGTTGATTATGCTTGCGGCCGCAGTCTGCTTTGCTTCCGGCGCAAGATTTGGCATCAAATCGAACAGATTGGTAACAGCTTCAACCGTCATTTTCAATGTTCGCGCCTGGCGATACTCAACAAGTCCACTCGACGATTTACCGCTTTTAATGTGCGCTTCTTGCATACTTTCAAGTTGGTCTACAAGTGAGCGGCGAACAGCTTTAGATTCACGAGCAGCCACTCGAAGGGCTTGCTTAATTGACATAACAACTTTTTCAGAAGTTGTCTTGTTTGATTTTTGAACTACGAAAATTTCGTAGTGCTCACCTTCAAGTTCATCCTTAATGCGTGCAATAAAGTCGTTATTTCGAACTTCTTTTTCCCCGCACTGTCTACGAGCATGATTGACCATCTCTAACAGGTACTGGCTATCAATGGTTTTATCCGTGACAACGGATCCGATGTTTGCTACATTCTTAAAAGTCATTAGGCATTCCTTATGTGGTAGTAAGGGTGTGACATAGGCCGCCAGCAGCACACTGGCGGTTTTTTTTCACCACCAGATGCGTCATTAATACAGATGAACAGAAGGCGGCAATTCTTTATTCTTAAGCCTTATCCATGCAGAAAGATTTGTTGGTCCGTCTGGCTCATTGATATCAACATCTCGTGTGTGGTTGATTAAAACGTCTCTCGCCGTTCCGATAACATACGAGAACTCATGGCCGTAGTCGTAGCATCTGCCGGAATAGTTCGATTGAATTTGTTTTAATGCCGGATACAGTTCGCGGAATAATGCCTGTGAGCGGTTGGCATAATCCCATAACCATACAAGGCTGTTTGCTTCTTTTGCAGAAAGCTCGTTTGCTTTCTTCTCTTGCTTGCCAATGAACTCACCTTCAAGCACCACCCTGTGGATGTACTCTACGGCCAGCGGGATTTGTTCAATTGAAAGTTCATCAATGCTGTCAATACCAAAACGCTGATGAACCATATTGTATGCATCGTCATAGCGAAGTCCTTTCTTTCCTACCAGCATGTTTACTGCATCGCGTAGCGGTGTTCTTTCCTCAACTGTGGTTTTCTTGCCTTTCACATACTCGCCATATTTGCGAATTGAAGGCAGAACTTCTGCTGTTACCCACTTGCGGAATTTGTGCGGGACTGAACCTTTATTGACGGCATCGCGGCAGCGCAAAACCAATGTATACATACCTGATTCGCTCACAATGCTTAAATTCTGCTCACCACCAAGGGTGTAACTTAAAGTTACTCCCTTTTCATCGTCATCAAGTGCAGTAAGCGCCTTGCGTGAGTTAGTCAAAGCTAAAGCATCACAAACATCTTTAGCTACAAACCACGGCTCACCGCACTTGTTGATGACGCGGATTTCACTGTCGCCGAATTTGAAGATGGTGAAATCGTTTTGTATCTTTGCTATACTTTTCATGTCAATATTTCCTAAGCCGATTTGTTGATACCGAAGCCCAGACGGTCTAGCCACCGTTGGGCTTCAACGTTTTTAATGAATGACAATTTCACCTTTCCTCTCCATCTCCATCACTCTTGCCATAAAGAAATCAAGCATTCCCTGAATTGAGCGGTAGCTTTTAGCTGCGTTGCCTTCCAAAAACTCACGCACCTCAGCACTTGGGCGGTAGGAGATAGGCTTGATATCTTTTTTCTTCTGTTCCATTATTCACCTCATGTAGTTTTGTTATTCAATTACTCAATCTTCAACATTAGGTTAGTACCAGACATATATTGAGTCAATGATTTTTTAAGGTGCAAATATGAGTTTTGATGATTCTTTTTCTAAACGAGTTGCCATAGCGCGCAACTCCATCGGTTTGACTCAATCCGAGCTTGCCAAGAAAGTAGGCGTGGTACCCAGACAGATCGCTGCTTACGAGGGTGGGGAAGCTAAACCAAGAGAAAAGGCACTTCAAAACCTTGCAGCTGCATTGGGAACTACCACTGAATGGCTTACGCAAGGGAAAGGAGATGGCCCTGACGTTAGCAGTGTCAAGAGAACTGTTACTGTGCGCGAGATTCCTGTGCTAACACACGTACAGGCAAGATTTGAATCGCTAGATGATTTACTAAAGACTGCTGCTATAAAGGACTTTATTCCAGCCCCTCCTGAAGCCAATGAATACTGTTTTGCCGTTGAAATACAAGGTGAATCCATGTCTTCCGGTGATGGGATTAGCTTTCCCCCTGGAACAATCGTAACTTTCGATTCATCGCTAAAGGCTGTTTCTGGTGACTTTGTGATGTGTGTGCTAAATGATAATTCTGAGGCTGTATTTAAGCAGTTTATACTGGATCAGCGCCAAATCTACCTTAAGTCACTTAACCCTTTATACCCCATGTTCCAACCTGATTTTATCGAGGTTGTTGGCGTGGCTATTCATTCTCAGTTTCGAATCAAGAGGGAAAAACTTATCTCTCCAATGCCGCATAGCGAAGTAGAGAAACTGGTTGAGGAAGCACACAAGGTTAGCCAAGATTTTTGGTCAAATACAAAATTTGACAAGAATACACCCTTTGACGAACGTCTTAAGCGACTAGATGAAATTGCTGAGCGCCTTGAGAAGTTAGCTAACTACAGCCTTTCACAGGCCCGTTATAAACACTCACCAGACAAGTAATAAGCACGAAATCACTTAACCAACCCAGGTAGGCTGCGCTCCCTTGAGTCACATGCTATCCTGGACAAAACTGAGTGTTGCGTGTTTTTTCTTCATTTAATGGGTAGAATCATAAAAACAGCACAAGGATTATAATATGAAGAAATCATATATTCGTTATGCCATTCCTATTATCTCCTCTTGGCTATTCTTAGCTTCGGCGCATGGAGAAGAAGGACTTATTCCACCAGATCATGTCACCAAGGAAGCTGAGATTGCTTGCATTGGGTTGGCTCAAAAATACGCTTCTGAATCAAGAAGATTTAACCCTGATGACATGAAAAAATTCGTCATGGAACAAGCGAATGATTGTCGAGTTTTTTTGTCATACTCAATCTTCAAGCCCAATACTGCAAGCATAATTTTAGATAAGATTGAATCTGACTATGGTCGTTTTACTCCAGATGTATCCGAGGAAGAGGCCAAGTTCAGAGACTATTTTCACAAGAACATCATGTCAGGTGCACAAAAAGCAGCTAAAGATAAGGCTTTTAGAGATGAAATGGTAACACTTGGAGGTTTTGCCATTGCTTCGCCATCCCATCGCAACTTTTAACTATCTAACACCACTTGAAAATGCCTGGTTTACTGATGATCTGCGATTCAACTCCTTAAATCCTTCTGTTAGTTTTGAGGATTGATCCGTTTTGGCAATTACCTTTACCTCTCCTATGTGCTGGCTGTTGTAATTGTTAACAACGCTCTGGGCATAGGATTGGTTTGCAGATCCATTAGCCAATCTTTGCTGGGTTTGGTAGTACGCGGCATTGCTATTTTTCGTTGGGTTACCATAATCAAGACCCCGCTTCCAATTTGAATAACCTTCATGTCGTGCCATGTAGGAACTTAATTTAGCCATAACAGACGGGTCTGAAAGGTCGAGTTTTTCATTTGCATCAACCCCCATTGCCTTAGAAACTTGCTTTATGTATGAGGCGGTATCGTTTTCTGAAGGTGGAGCCCATTTCGTAATAATACCGTTTATAGTGTTAAGTTTATCTCTTGTGTAATACAGAGATAATTGCCTTCTTGCTGCTTCCCATCCTGACTCATCATCAGTGTACTTCGCAAACCCTCCAGAATCCCTACCTGCATTACCTTTAGTTCTAAGATTTAATGGGTTGAAGTTTCTATCCGCTCTTGTTTTTCCTGATGGATTTGTTGGTATATCCTGATTTGGATCTTCATATTCAATATTGAATAATCTTTCGAACCAGTGCTGCTGAAAAAACCAAGGCCTTTGTGCATCAGGAACATCTTTATACTGGTCTTGTACCATCTGCCCCAAAACACCAATCGTACCGATTAAGCCCAGCTTGCTTCCTAACCCCTTGCCGCTAAGAAGAGCCATGGCAGCAAGAATGCCCAATGCGTTTCCAGCGCCACCAACGGCTTTAACAAAACCATCAATACCTGTACTCAGGTTCCTGAAGAACCCAACAATGTCACCCTTGTTGTTTTTCAGCCACTCTAAAAACTCCTGTTCTGCTTTAAGCACTTCAGGGCCAAATGTAGCCATTAGTTCTTGTTTAACCTGAGCAAATTGCGAGTCAAGGGCTTTAGTCGTAGCAAGAATATTACGCTGTGCTTCTTCCTGCTCTTTGGTCATCTGCCATCGTTTCTCTTCCTCAGATACCATCTGCACAGCTTTTCCGCTTTTAATATCCCCGGCAAGATTAGGGTCATAACCAAAAGCAGAAAGCACTTGCATTAACTGTTTCTCGTTATGGTTCTTCCCATATTTCTGAAATTCCGCCAGAGCATCTTCAGATTTACCTCCAAGCTTACTAATATCAATGCCTGTTCTCGCTCCAGTTGTTAGTAAATTCTGAGCCTCCGGTGTAAGTCCGCCGAAAATTGTTGGGTCTTCTATATTGGAAAGCGCCATCCTGGCGCTCATCTGAGCCCCAAGGAACGCGCCGCCGTTCTGACCAATTCGAGAGAATCCATACTGAGTACCAAGAACGTTACTGGCGCTTGTTCCAAGCATTCTCCCCATATTACTGGCTCTTACAATTGACTCCGAAGTACTTTCAAATGCACGGTGAATGCCAATGGCTACGGCTGTCAACACACCGCCAACAGCCACAAAGCGTGTCGAAAGCCCCAAAAATCCATTAAATGAAGCAGTCAACCCTTTCATTGCAACAGCAGCTTTGTCGGTCTCCTTAGCCGTTTTGGACATTGAGGAGGTTGTTGACCTTTCTATCGCAGATGAAGATCTCTCTATTTCGTTTTTAAGGTCTTGTGCTTCCTGCTTTACTTTCCGTTTTCCATTCAGGAATTCATCGGCCTTAATTGTGACCTTGTAGGCCAACTCATTGATAATCATCGCTGCTCCTGATGTTTATTCCAGACCCGCTTGTTAAATGATTCCACCGAGATAATTTCCAGAAGGTTATACATATCACGAACAGATAACCGTTCCTGCAAATCGGTATAAGTGGCTTTTCCTGAACAGATAATGGCGTTCATTGATGGTGTGACGTTTACGGGGCGAACGAGTTTTGCCGGAAGAGTCTCCTCTTCCATGAACGGGTACTTCACTCTCCGGCGATCGTTAAAAAATCAAAATTAACTTTAAATACCTTATCCATTACCTGACGAATGGTTGATACCTCTTCAAAGTCGACAGGCTTCACGGTTCGCACCTGTCTGCTGCCTTCGTGTGTAATCACAATTTGCACAGTTGACATCAGGCGATCACGAAGTTTTCTGGCGACTTCCGGCGATGCGGCAGAAAGAACATTCAGACCAAGGGTGGCAAGGCCAGCACACCCCATGGCAATCACATCAGCAGGAATGCCAGAGAATCCCGATTCCCCCATGGAGCGGAATAAATCCTGTGCCAGTTCGTCGGCATCCCATGCCGACATCTCTGTGATAATGAACTCCTTCCCATTGTCGCGATTATCGTCTTCCACGATAAAGGGGATTTCTTTACGTGCCATCAGATAGTGCTCCGTGTTACAGACTCAAAGTGAAATACTGCCGGGCGTGGTTGCAGTACGCGCCGACCCGGAGGGGTTGGAGTCCATGTATAAAGAACCCCGTTCACAAAATTCCACTTCGCGCCGAGAGCCGGAACTGTAAGCACCGCATTACACTGAAACGCTGAAATTGCGGTTCTCTCCGCTGCATACCAGTCATCAATCAGCGAGCCAGCATTGGATGTGGGCATCAGGTTGATGGTGAACTCTGTCGGGTTAAAGATAAAACCAGCATGGTATTTACCGTCCGCTGACATCATGTCTTCTTTGTTCTGTAACGCACCAGTTTCAAACATGTTATCAGCTGCGTAGTCGTCAACATCAAAACCGCCAGGGTAGTAAGCGGGTACGACGATTCGCAGCTTACTGTTTGCCGAGGTAATATCGATAGGCATGATTTATTCCCTTATAAAATCGCGGTTGAGGACATTGTGATGGACTGAATAAGTTGCCCATCGACATAATAAAAAATGACACCTTTCAGGTCGCGCTCAATGCGTGCAGAGCCTGACTGTGTCGGGATGTACAGGAACCAGCCCTGTGAATACAGCGTCGATGAGATATCTTTTCCAACTGTGTTATTCACAATTCTGGTTTGCGCATTATCAAGTTTCACGCCACGCTGAATAGCCCCGAAATTGAGAGCCTGTTCAGCAACATCAATAACAGCAGCAGAAACTGCGCCGTATCCTGTCTCATTGAACGGGTAAGACTGATTATTGGTGAACAGGTTGGCAAAAGCACTAACCAGATTGGCATTAATCCATGCCTGATTAATAAAACTGTCCAGCCATACAAACTTGCCAGTAATGGCACCATCAGATGCGTACTGCGCCATTGTTTTGTTCAGGCTGTATGAGCCGTAGAAGTTGTAACCGTTTGACTTCAGTGCCTGAGCGGTCGCCAGATCGCTTACGTTGGGTGCTAACCCTGAAAATCCACGGAACTTGAACGAGATACGCCCATTGGTGCGTGCAAAATCCACGGATGCAGCATATGCCAGTGCTGTAACGCTATACAGGTATGTTCCGTACACCGGAAAAATGTTCTCGTAGCCATTTGCCACAACCACTTTCTGCACAAAGCAATTTGCATTATTGGCTACCGTTCCTGCTGAAGTGGTGTCGTGAACAACATATCCAAACCGGTTTTTACTGCTGCTTGCCCATGCGCACAATTCTGTTTTCTGGTCATCGGTCAGTTCGACCAGCGAGTTAAACAGGATCCAGTTCTGGTTGACGTTGATGATGTTGTTCATCGTGTCTGTCAGCGTTACCGCATCAGAACCCGGTGATACAATCGCTGCGGAATCCTGCGTCAGTAACAACCCGGTAGCCAGAGCGCCAGCAGAAGCATAAGACACTTCACTCTCTGCGCCAGTAGTGGCAGAGCGAATGATGAATCGGTTAGCGATTGGCAACCATTCAACCACCACCTTGCTTGCACCAATTCCAACCTGCAACTTGGACGCAATATCACTAAAACTTGTGGCTGTGGACAAATCAATTGATGTGCTGGTAGTCGACTCACCGTCAATGGAAAGGGTGATTGTTCCTGCTGGAATCGCTTTCAGTGTTGCCAGGGTAACACCTTTCAGGTTGCCGGACAGAAGATACCCAGCCACTGGTGAAGTAACAATACGATACATCAGCAGTTCACCAGGAATAACGGATGAGTTTTCGTATCCGTTAAAATACTGTTGTGCGGCGAGGAATTCTTTCGATTCACTCCCCATTAAAGCTGATACATCAGATGAGGAGTAATAAGATTGTACCGCGCCAACCGGGATAAGCTCGTTATCGGTCAACATCAGGCCGTTAGCATCAACCGCAGAACCGGCAGGCGTAACGACATTGGGCGTGATATTAAAATCTACAGATAAAGGGATTGTGCTCATGGGCGGTTATCCACCTGTTCAGTTGAAATTTCTGCTTTGTCGAAATAGTCCTGCTGGAACGACACGGTGATGTGTGCTTGCAGGGAAAGAGTTAACGTGTAACGCTCCTGCCACTGACTCTCGGCGTTGATCATCGGCGCCTGAATGGCAGGAGATGAGTAAAGCGGCGCAAGCCGTGCATCAATAGCCTTGATGATGTCGTAGCCATATCCACTGGTGAATGTTGTTTCCAGTGCAATAGCTCTATCCCCTGCCCCCTGACCATAGATATCTACCTGAATATCAGCCTGGCGAACTTCCGTATATCCCATGGTGCTTGTGTCCGGAGAGCCGGTATCTTGTTTAAGCTCTCTCGTAGTGGATAGTCTGGTGAATCGCAAAGGGGTCAGGATACAGAACTGATCTTTGGGCATTGGTACACGGTTAGCCTGAGCCTGCAGGCATTTACCAGCGATAGGTTCTATGTAGCCAGCAAGTACATCGATAATATTATCGACAGTGAAATCATTCATGGGCTTACCTGCAATACAGCAATCAGCCGGCACCAGTCAGGCCACAATTCTATTGGCTCAACAACAAGCCATTGCTCCCCGTTAATCACGAAGATATCTCCGCCCTGCTCCAGTTCTCGCTGCACACTGAAGTAATTACCATTGACGTAAATCACTTTTGCCAGCCCCTGAATATTCAATCCATCGACGTGTTGCATGTCGCCGCGACTGATTGGCTGTAGTTGAATGGTAACGTTCTGGTCAGGGAGATAAGACGGAATCGGCTTGCGACCGGGGCCGATAGTTTCACCTGCATACTTTTTCAGGATTGCCGGGATGTTGGGGTTAATGCTTGTGATCGCATTATTGGATATCTGTCGAAGATTCAATTTCACCTACCTCATAATCAACAGCCCTTAACATGTCCTCGGTCCATATGAGAGGCTTGTTGTTGCTCATATCAACATCAACCTTTTTCACCGGACCGAAATAGCCCGGACCACCAAAAACATCTTCTCTGGCCTTCACTACATCCCACTTAGTCATTTCCGCCCTGTTATTAGGGAATCGACTTCTTAGAAGTACTGTTACCGGGCTTAATGGCGGCTCTTGAATAGTTCGAATGGATTCCTGAATGTCTGCTTTTATGATCTCGCCGATAAGATTCAGAACAGTATCCGTATCTCCGTCATGCGATTTCATGAGCTTTTCGACCTTTTCTGACCACTCTTCAGATTTAGAAGCTATAGCATTCCTGAAGAATGGCCTTGGCGGACTTCCACTTGCCGGGTTACCAAATTCGTTAGATGCTGCAACCATTGGCATAGAAGTACCATCCGGATAGGTGGCATCTTCAAGAAACCCGACCTTCAATTGCTTTGAGGACAACTCACTACCAACTGAATCAAGGAACTCCATCACCTTATCCATCAGTACCTCCGGTAATACCCATACGGGTAATTTGATGGAGAATGCCCGCTTATATACTGGAAGGTGCGAAACGGCGCCGTAGCATTCCAGTAATCAGCCCCGTACTTTGTTTGCATGTACCATGCTGAATTTGCTGTTCCCCCTGGCATATCGGCATGAACGCTAACCGAACCCTCTGAAGCACTGTCGATTCTTCCAACCAATCCGGATGGAGACTGCCCATTCGCTCCTGAATACAAACAGGCGATATGGGCAACCAGCATATTCAGCAGCATTGAGCGTACAGCCAAATCCGACACACGACTTGAGTCTGTGTTATCGAGATAAATGGTTGCTTGCGTGAAATACTGCTGAAGAAGTGCGTCGTCGACAGATGAGAATTCAGGATAGCGTAGCTTAAATGCGGAGGGGTCAAATATTACGACGCCCATTTGCTGCTCCCGCTATTTTTCGTCAGCCTTTTTTACGCCCGGAGCCGGATTTTCCGGGTCAAGACCTTCGAGGCCAGTTTTTGATTCTTTCAGATCTTTACCCTGCGCATTCAGACTGCGAATATCTTTCTGAATGAAGATTGCATTGTTCTGAATATACGCGGCATCCTTATAGGTCTCGATGAACTTATCCATGAAGTCTTTCTCGACCATGGTAACTCCGAAAGCCCCCTCAGGAATTGCACCATCAAGACCACGGAGGGCAGTTGTTGCCGCCCCGTTAAGAATTACCGTTTTTCCATCCAGAGTGACCTGAAGGCCATTTGGCAATTTGCAGCCAACGCTTACCATTTCTGCCATGAATTAAACCCCCAACATGCTTGCAAATGCTAGCGGCTGGCGAATGATTGCGCCCCAGGTGCCGCCTGTTTTCTTTTGTTTATACGCGGACAGATCAACCACAACCGGATGTGCACGCATTTTTTCGGTAAATGCGCAGTAGCCGGTGTCCTGACCATCCAGATCGTCGGCAATCAACTGAACCAGTTCGCCGGATTCGGTTTTGTACTCAACAGCAGTGACAACACGCAGGTTCGGGAAGTTTTTCTTCAGCTGATCAGACACGTTGACGTTGTACATGTTGGTCTTGGTCAGATTTGCTTCTGACTCTGGACTCATCGTCAGCGTCATCTTGCTGTCTCGCTCAACGTACCCCTTGGTCTGCTTCACTAACTGCATGTAAAGCGCCTGGATATCGTCATACACCGCCTGACCATCTTTGGTTGCCCAGGTAGTTCCGCTGCCAGTACCCGTTGCGCCCGGGGTGATTGATGCCGGAAGGTTAGGGTCATTCAGAATGCCGTAGTTCTTCAGGCCAGCAACGCCGAAGAAGTAGGACTTGTTCTGAAACTTATTCAGGGTCAGCGCAGAAGCCGTATTCAGTTGTTGAGCCCATGCAATGCGGCCTTCACCGTAACGGTCAAGTTCCAGCTCACCCCACTGAGTAATGGTCTGGTACAGATAGGACTCACGAGCAACCCAGTTGACGTTAGCATTTACCTGCCCATTATTGTTGTAGTCACCATAACTGGAAACCTGACCCGTTGATTCCACAACCGGGAATTGTGCGGTCATGGTGGTCCAGTCTCCCTTCTTCGTTTCCCCCAGAATTTCCACCGCTTTCATCGGAGTGACAAGGATGCGAATCAGTTCCGGGTCAACGTAATTAGTGAAGTACCATGGAATGCCAGAGTTGCTGGTTGTTACCAGTGAAGGCTGAGAGTCCATTGCATAGGAATAGCTATTAGCAACAGCATCCGTCAGATAGGCTTTGGCTTCCGGAAGGATTACACCGTAATCTCGCTCAGCCATAGCTTTATGTTGTAAAAATTCTGCGTTATTCATGTATTAGCTCCAGGTGCCCATCTGAATCAATTCGCCAGCCTCGCCAGCACTGCCAACAACAAATTTTGTTTCAACGTAATCCGAGATTGACGCCCCGGCATCGCCAGCGGTAATGGTTCCATCTGACAGTTTGGCGAAAATCTTCTGCCCTACGGTTGCCGCACCGGCCGTTTTCACCCAGTAGTCACCAGCAGTCATCAATGTCATCTGAACTCCAGGCTGAATAGTCATAGATGATTCACCAAGCCATGTGGTGACAGACGCCTGCCCTTCCCGATGAACGAAACCGGCAGGAGCACCGGTTCCAGTGTTATTGACAACACCATTGCTTACCCATGCAAAGCGACCAACAACAACCCCATTTGCACCGGCAACAAGAGCTCCCTCACCTGCAAGAAGACTTGCTTTAGGGTTAGCCGAAGCGAAATCCCCTTCAACTCCTGGCGCCTGTTGCTGATTAATTACACTTTGAAAGCCACTCATTTCTTAGCTCCGTTTCAGTTTAGTTGCGCCAGGAAATGCCTTGGCGAAAGAATTGGTTGCGGCAGCATCCATACCCATACCATGAGATGGTTTGCGAACTACCGCTTTCTGGCTGATAGCAAATTCAACCATCGATTTAAGTGCTGAAGGATGAACGCCTTTATGTTCGGCACCGATTGAATCAAGAGCAAAGCGATAAATAGACTCTGCGGAATCCATGGCGACCAGACTCACATCACCAACCAAAGCACGAACGCATTCTCGAGCCTCATTGGCTTGACGGATACGCCCCATCACATTCTCTTCAGCTTTTCGAATCAATGCGGCATCCATAGCTGCTTTATTCTCATCATCGTCTTCATCCTCGGCAGTCTTTTTATCCTTGCCGTCATCATCTTCGTCTTCCGCTTCTTTGCGGTCACGATCGCGGTCCTTTCGCTCACGTTCTTCACGCTCTTTTAGTTCATCCTCTTCACGTTTCAGACGCTCTGCTTCTGACTCATTATCTCTCTCGGCCTGAGTGGCTTCGTCTTCAACAACCTTTTGCACTTTCTTTTCCACTTCTTCTGGCTTCTCATCACTGGCCAGCATCGGCGTGATAACTGCCATTAACTTTTTAGTAAGTTCTGACATTGATTTCATTCCTGTTGGTATTGAATCCCCGACAACAACGTCGGATCCGGCTCTTCCCTCTGTTACGAGAGCAACGTGGTTCCCGACGATATCGCGCATTACACCATCGTATGGCTGGCCTTCATGCACGCCGGGGGTCATGTCAGCTACATATCTGTAGGCCGACGAAAGTTCTTTCTTCTCGTCTGTCTCGATTCCAGCGATAGAATCTGCGTCCCATACGACAAGCGAGTTCTTGAGATAAGTCCCGTCAAACTCAGCATCAGTACCAGTAGAACCAACCACAGCCATTTTCTGAGGGTCTGAAGCAGTAACCGGAATGTGTTCGTTAAGGAGCGGGATGTTGTTGAATGTAGATGCTGCTTTGGCTAACTCTTTCGGGTCGCGAAGCAGGTGGTAAACTTTGTCAGGCTGTAAACCTAGCGATCTGTAATTAGGGATTTCACGTCCATAATAAGGGCAAACGTTAGCCTTACTGATTGGCGTCACTTCGATATGCAAACGCCCATCCTTATCAAAGGAACGCACCGTTGCCTTGTCGAATGCCAATCCGTGATATCCCCATTGCCAGTCGCCTTTAACTTTGCGTAATGGCATGCTTTTACCTTTCGGCAGGCAATAAAAAAGCCGCAGTAGCGGCCATTATTTCCTCTTGGGCATAGCTATTTTCAGCAGTGCAATCATTAAACAACCAAAAATCAACACTAAGCCCAGAGACCATAAAACCTCAATCATTTTCTATCTATCCCAGGGATAACAGGAGACCACGTACAACGGCAGTTGATAGCCTCTCCCGGCAGCACCCATTCACCATCGAGATACAGCCCTTTATCGAGGTCGAACTCTTTACCGTCAGCTTTCACATGGGATGGTCTTGGCTGCTTCCCGGCGTGTGAGTGACGCCAGATTCCTTTGGTGATTCCTAACTTCTTCTGCCGTTCAGACTGAATTACCGCTGTAGCTTTGTTGTTCTGATCGCGTGCGATCGTCTCAGCGCGTCTGCGTGTAATGCCATATCGCTTAACCAGTTCATCAGTGAGATAGCCAAGGTCACGACCACGGCTGACAGACTGCATGACTATCGTCTCAACCTGTGTGTGATAGTGTTCAGGTATGGATTTAATCAGGTTGACGTTCTCGTTAACGACAGCCTGCATCACGTTCTTAAGCTCGTCATTCATTGTGAACTTAACGGTAAATCCGCCAGCCTTTAACGCTGAGTGTAACGAAACGTCGGTGTTGCGCAGTGTCTTATCAACGAAGCGATCAGCCAGTTTCTTAGCCAGTTCATTGAATTTATGCTCCCACTGCTTGCCTAGTCTGGACAATCTGCGCTTTAACTCATTCGCGGGACTGGAATCCATCGCCATGTTGTTTTTGTATGCGCCCTCAAGCCAGTATCGGTATGACTTATCCATCTCCCTAACCAGTTTGAGAAGCTCAGAGCGATACCACTCATGAACTCCGGCATTAGCTCTGACTGGACGAAGGGTTTTCCGGGTCTTCGAATCCTTCTTCGACGGACTCGTTTTCGTGCTCTTCTTCGTCATATTCAGATTCCATCATGTGGTATGGGCTGGCCTTATCCGACTGGCGCATGCTTCTTATTGCATCAAGGTCGAACACGCCAGCTTCGGCATAGTTCTTATCAGCCTCAGACTGATGTTTCATGATCTCGGCTTTCTCTGCTTCTGTAAGCTCGTACAGCGGCAGGAATTCAAAATCAATGTCAGGGTCAATCTCGCCAAATTCATTCAACTGGATAACATCCAGCACTGTTTTCAGCGGCACCCTGAACAGATTCTCCTGCATGGCGTGTATTGAGTCATAGAAGACGCGGATTTCGCCATCAGATGAAGCGTTTAGCCCGTTAGGAGTGATGCCAAGGAGCTTAACCAGAGGAATGCTTGATACCGATGCCATTTGTTCCTGCGCTTGCGCCTGAAGAGCATCAACTCCGGACAGACTTGTCACAAACTGGAAGAATTCTTCTCCATCCTTATCAATAAGGAACATTCCGCGATTGTCGCGAACCTTATTGAATAGCTCGGCACGCATAAACAGGTTTGGGTCTGCAATTCCAGACAAGGCATTCTGCATGTTCGTCTTCAGCCCATAGACCACAAACGAATGAACCAGATCGCTAACGCTGTCACGTGTTCTCAACCAGTTCTGCACGTATGGCTCTGCCATCTGACTCAGCGACAAGCCGCCGAAGTTGTACGCCGCTTTGAGAATGTCTGGCACCTGGCGAGAAATCATTGTCAACATGCGACTGGCGTGAACCGTGCGCCCCATGACATACCATTCAGATGGATTGAAGAAGTCAGGGCTTAGAGGATTGTCAGCGTTATACACGCCCGGGTAAGTCCACATGGCCTCGATAACGCGGAAACCATTCAGGCTTCCTTTGGTAATCTTGCGCGGGCTGATATAGAGCTTCTTATCCAGTTCGTCGGGTACCAGCCAGGCTGAGTTACCGCTTGGCGTCTTCACGTCGATATAAATCTGTCCGCGCCCGAAGTAACCGTCATGTTCCGCTGCCTCGCGAAACTTCTCTCGCACTCTGAAACGCTTTAATGCTTCGTCAAGCTGGCGAATTTTATCGGCCTTGTCGTCACCATCGTCTTTACCTACATGCTTCAGCTCAATCCATTTTCGCGTCATCTCTTCTGCTATCGTGCCAGTAATCTTGCGATACTCCGGCAACTGAGCAAGTTGAGACAGATATGGGTAGCCAGGAAATCCACCGTAGCCATATGCGGTGATGTTTGCTGAGTTAAGGTAACTGTACGGCGTGGAGTCCATCGCCAGAGCTGACTCCCCAATATGTTCAGGAATAACGCCTGGCGGGGGTACGTATCTCTCAATTCTACGCAATGCCTCGCCTTCATTTTTAATTCGCTCCTGTTCGTTAATAATCGCAAGAACATTCGCCAGAGACATTGGCTGTTTCGCCTCTTCTTTCTGAGGCTCAGATTTTTTCTTTCTCAAAAAATTAAACACTATGCGAGCCTCAAAAGGTCTTCAGATATACGTAACGGACCATTGCCATTTTTCATCTCATCGATGGCATCCATCATCGGATCAAGCTGGTCGTCGTGCGTATTGAAATCAGGATTAATAGCTTCCATCTCAACGAGGAAGTCGTTGATGAATGGTGCGCTGCTGGGCAACTTGATGTAACCGGACTCGATATAACCCTGTACGTCCATCAGTCGCGTGTACTTATCCTTATCGCGCTGAATTGCTTTGATGGGGCATATCGCTTTTTTACGGATGTTCTGTATCAGGCCTGTGCCAGATGACTTGTCCTCTATCGCCATGTGGCGAAGCGGCCCATTCTTCAGAGTTTTGCACTTTTCCCAGAATGCAACAGCACGGCGTTGTAATTCATCGGCCTCCCATTTACCGCGAATCATATCGATCAGATAGATGTACCCGTCAGTACCAAGCCCCCAGTGCTCGAATACTGAGAAGTCGTTGACCTCTTTTGTTTTCTGTGCGGTGTCTCCATAGACGGCACGCCATTGCATGGGAGGGAGTACCGAATATTCACCAAACCATTCAGACTTAATAAGCCCCCCGCCTTTGGCGGTTGGTCGTTGCTGATAAAGAGCATTCCATACAAGGGAACCGCGCTGTTTGCATTTCTCTACGAACTCTCTCGGCATGCGCTCAGGGAACAGAATTTCACCGGGATTGCGCAGTCGATATACGTTACCGTTGAGTTCATGGATCTCCTCCTTTTCAGCCTCCATAGGGAAGCTAACTACGCGCCAGCGTTCCCCGCCTTCTTCTGCCAGTTTTAATAACTGTCCGGCGAGATCGTTTTGATGCCAGCGTGTCAGAATGATGACGATGCCGTTTATCTTCGGGTCAACACGCGTGAAGAATGTCGTGTCGTACCAGTCCATCACCGCTTCCTGGTAAGTTGGAGACGATGCGGTTTTGTAATCTTTCGCGGGGTCATCAATAACCCCAATGTTCATACCCTGCCCGGTGATGCCACCGTTAACACCAGCAGAACGATATGAGCCGCCGTGTAGTTCGCCTTTGGCATCAACTGGTTCCCATAGCTCGGTTTTGTTGATACCTCCCGCCAAACTGCGTCCTGAGGGTATTTTCACGTCAGGGAAAACATCAGCGTACTTATCAGAGGTGATAATGCGTTTAACGTCACGGCTCATTCGGTCTGACAGGTCAGAAGAATATGAGCACGAGATAATGTTCCATGATGGATGCTGTCCTAACACATACGCTGGGAAGCGGCGAGAGCACAACTCACTCTTTCCTGAGCGCGGAGGGGCAAACACCATTAGCCTGGGCATGTTTCCGGCTTTAACTTCATCCAGAAAGTGATCTAGCTCAGCACAAAGCAGCTCGTTAAACCAACCTGTTTCGTATTGCGGATTAGTGTACAAAGTGAAATCGAGAAGGTTTTTCCTTGCTGAGCGGATAGCAAGCTCTTTGTGCAACTCATAAATCTGAGCGTTTCGATTCAAGCTGATTGGAGCGCCTGCCATTACCAAGCTCCTTCAGTTTCTCTTCAAGTAACTCTTCTGACATATCGGCATAACGAACAGGCCCACCATCAGCGCCAGTTATTTCTGTAGATGTTTGCTCTTTAAATGCCTGAACAGAAACATGCTTACCAAGAAGTTCGAGGTTTTTGACCTTATCAGGCCATTTGATTTTCTTCAGAAGTGCGGCGCTATCTGCGGATGCCATCTCCACGACATCCATTCCTGATAGCGTTGTGCGCCATACCTTAGGCCAGTCTTTAATGGGCTTTAGCTCACCGTTTTGCAGGAGAATGTCGAGCACATCCATCTGGTCGATTTCAATAAGGCGATTAAGTACATATTCTGCATTAATACCAACAAGATCATTGCGTTGCGCTTTCAGTTCGGCGATTCTTAACTTGATGTCAGGTTTTGACAGGTTTTCGGATGCGGTACGGTTAGCTGTCTTTGCGCTGTACCCCGCCCGAATAGCCGCTTGCGTGGCGTTTAAATCGATGAGGTACTCGCGACAGAACATTTCTTGTTTGTCGGTGAGTGCCATTTTTTACTTCCCATAAGGAGATTGTTATGAATGATGAGTTTAAAACAGGTGACATTGTTAAACTGAAATCAGGCGGACCTGACATGACTATCAGGTTATTTTCATCTACCCAAGGTAACTCTTTTCTTTGTCAATGGTTTGCCGGCAAGAAGCTTGAGCAAGGATATTTCAGACCGGAATCTCTTGAGCGCGTTACCCCAAAGCCATAGCCCCAAACACACCAACCTTAACTCTTGATGATATTTCATCATGGATGATGTCCGTTTTATCAACAGAGGGTTGCCTTTATCAGCAGGATGTTGTGGATTATCTCGTTAAACAACATAACGAGCAGCACCTCAAAGAAAATGCGGATGGCAACCAAGCGCTATCAACAAAAGTGATTAATAAATTCAGGGTTGATAGCGGTGAAAGTGTTGTTTGGGTTAAGCCAGATAAGTACTGGCGTTTCCGTGTGCCTGAAGACGAAAACGGTCGTGAAGCTCACGGTTAAACTAATCAACGATAAAAGGCAGCATGTTGAGTGCTGCCATATTCATCTCACTTAATTGTCATTTCTGGTCGTTGGCTCTTCATGCTTTCAATCAATGACTGCTTCAGCAATTCGAGTGTGCCAATCGCCTCACATACACTGATTTCACCATAATCATGGATGACGCTTTCCAGCCGCTCGTATAGCTCTTGAGTAATTGGGAATTTCTTCTCCTTACCCAAATTGATTACGCGGCTCACATCATGCTCCGGTAGTGAACAGGTCTAACGCTTCCTTCGATTTACGCACCGCTTCGATAGTGCGGGTCGTGATATCTGAATTAGCGCCGCCTGACTGGAAGTGAATTTTGAATAGCTCAAGCTTCAGTTCGTCAGTGCCAATAAATTGAAATGCTTCTTCTGCGGCTGCGTTCTGGTTCATGACCAGTTTGTAAATCTCTAACTGGAATTTCTGTTCTTCAGTCATGGGAATAATCTCTGCCATTGTTGGCTCCGTTTATCCGTTAAAAGGGATATCAGTTAAGTTATCCCGTGTAGGGTATAAGCCATTGTCGAGACCACTCATTGAATGGTCTCTGCAATAACCGATGTCTTTCCATCAGTCCGCCACCACAAAGAATCTTTTTTGCCATAAGGCTGGAGGTTCATCTTTCAGTGGCTGCCAGTGTTATTTCCCCACTTACTGGCTTGGGTTGTTTCGCGGTACTGCCATTAATTAGTGACCAGAAATTAACTCCGGTTTCATTATCAAGCCCACCCGTAGATGGGCTTTGTAATGAAGAGCTGTTATGAAAATTGCTCTAAACAAGCATTAATAGCCATCAGAAGTAAGCGCTACAGATTTCAACCCCTCAATGTCATCCTTGGACAGGGCGAACCATTCACCGTGCTTTCTCTTTGCGGCAAATTTGCGATGAAGCATGTTTTCAGTTTCTCTTCCACCAGGGATCAGGCACTCAAGCTTCAAACAGTCTGGTCCAGAGTTGCCAAGCGATTTGATGCGTTGTGGAATGTTGGATGAATACCCAATTTTGGTTAGCCCAGTTTTCTTCGATGACAAAACGTATACCTGAGGAGGTTCTTTTCTCTGGTCTTCCATTACACGTCTCATTGTTGCCATAAGTCCGCCGTGCATCAGCATTTCAACAAAGAACGCTGACCGAACACCTGACGACTTAAGCATGCCAGAAAATTCACTTGCCAATTTCATTAACTCTGCGATGTTTTCAGGAACTTTTTGGCAGCTATCTTCCTTGTATAAGGAAATCATTCTTTGAAGCTTTTCTTCTAATTGGTTCATAGCGTCTTTACCTTTTAGAAAGTGAGCCTGTCTCACAGAAAAGCCGCCCGAGAGAGGTCGCCACCTATAACGGCAATTCTCAGGCCCGCTTACTGAAAGGCTCTCGTTAATATGCGCGTGAGATGCGCGTTTACTGCGGACATAAAAAAGCCCCGCATCGCGAGGCTCATTAAATTGACTTTGTGATTTGCAAAAAATTATTTCAGGCATTGCGTCCTGATGTACTCCTGCAGGTAGTTAACCTGCGCGGTTATCCTGTCGATTCCACTTCGTAGACGGTAATAATTGAGTTCAGCATCTGCTGTAAGTCTTGGGCTTTCTCCATCGCCCATGCTGCTGGCTCCGGTCGTTGACTTTGCACAGGTGGCGGCGACTTGCATGCGCTTACGACCAGCAGAAACATCAGCACGGAGACTTTCGATAGTCGCGTTAGCATCAGCAAGCTCCTTTGTATATCTGGCGTCGAGTTCTGCTACATTGCGTTGACGTTTCTGCATGTCAGCGATAATGAATGCGGCCTTATCGCGCTGTTCTTTGTAGGCGATGGCGTTATCACGGTAATGATTAACACCCCATGACAGGCAGACGACGATGCAGATAACCAGAGCGGAGATAATCGCGGTTACTCTGCTCATACCTCAATCTCTCTGACCGTTCCGCCAGCTTCTTTGAATTTTGCAATCAGACTGTCAGCCTTATGCTCGAACTGACCATAACCAGCGCCCGGCAGTGAAGCCCATATATTGCTGCAACGGTCGATAGCCTGACGGATATCACCGCGATCAATCATCGGCAAAGCGCCACGCTCCTTAATCTGCTGCAATGCAACAGCATCCTGGCTTTTAGGAGAGAAGTCTTTCAGGCCAAGCTGCTTACGGTAGGCATCCCACCAACGGGAAAGAAGCTGGTAACGTCCGGCGGCTGTTGATTTGAGTTTGGGGTTTAGCGTGACAAGTTTGCGAGGGTGATCGGAGTAATCAGTGAATAGCTCTCCGCCAACAATGACGTCATAACCATGATTTCTGGTTTTCTGTCGTCCGTTATCAGTTCCCTCTGACCACGCCAGCATATCGAGGAACGCCTTACGTTGATTATTGATTTCCACCATCTTCTACTCCGGCTTTTTTAGCAGCGAAGCGTTTGATAAGCGAACCAATCGAGTCAGTACCGATGTAGCCGATGAACACGCTCGTTATATAAGCGAGATTGCTACTTAGTCCGGCGAAGTCGAGAAGGTCACGAATGAACCAGGCGATAATGGCGCACATCGTTGCGTCGATTACTGTTTTTGTAAACGCACCGCCATTATATCTGCCGCGAAGGTACGCCATTGCAAACGCAAGGATTGCCCCGATGCCTTGTTCCTTTGCCGCGAGAATGGCGGCTAACAGGTCATGTTTTTCTGGCATCTTCATGTCTTACCCCCAATAAGGGGATTTGCTCTATTTAATTAGGAATAAGGTCGATTACTGATAGAACAAATCCAGGCTACTGTGTTTAGTAATCAGATTTGTTCGTGACCGATATGCACGGGCAAAACGGCAGGAGGTTGTTAGCGCAGCCTCTTGCCACCCGCTTTCACGAAGGTCATGTGTAGAAGGCCGCAGCGTAACTATCACTGATGAATTCAGGATAGCCAGTGGCTACGGCTCAGTTTGGGTTGTGCTGTTGCTGGGCGGCGATGACGCCTGTACGCATTTGGTGATCCGGTTCTGCTTCCGGCATTCGCTTAATTCAGCACAACGGAAAGAGCACTCAATGCATTTAAGCCAAGCCACATAAAGGAGAATGCTCTTACCTGTTGCACAGATATAAAAAATCCCGAAACCGTTATGCAGGCTCTAATATTACCTGCGAACTGTTTCGGGATTGCATTTTACAAACCTCTCAGCCTGCGATGGTTGGAGTTCCAGACGATACGTCGAAGTGACCAACTAGGCGGAATCGGTAGTAAGCGCCGCCTCTTTTTATCTCACTACCACAACGAGCGAATTAACCCATCGTTGTGTCAAATTTACCCAACTTTATTCAAAGAGTCAATATCATGCCGTTAATATGTTGCCATCCGTGGCAATCATGCTGTTAACGTGTGACCGCATTCAAAATGTTGTCTGCGATTGACTCTTCTTTGTGGCATTGCACCACCAGAGCGTCATACAGCGGCTTAACAGTGCGTGACCAGGTGGGTTGAGTAAGGTTTGGGATTAGCATCGTTACAGCGCGATATGCGGCGCTTGCTGGCATTCTTGAATAGCCGACACCTTTGCATCTTCCGCACTCTTTCTCAACAACTCTCCCCCACTGCTCTGTTTTTGCTATATCAACCGCACGGCCTGTACCGTGGCAATCTCTGCATCTTGCTCCCGGCGTCGCAGCACTACGGCAATAATCCGCATAAGCGAATGTTGCGAGCACTTGCAGCACCTTTGCCTTAGTATTTCCTTCGAGCTTTGCCACACCACGGTATTTCCCCGATACCTTGTGTGCAAATTGCATCAGATAGTTGATAGCCTTTTGTTTGTCGTTCTGGCTGAGTTCATGCTTACCGCAGAATGCAGCCATTCCGAATCCGGCTTGTGATTGCGCCATCCCCATAGCAGCCATCACATCAGTACCGGAAAGAGAGTCAGAAGCCGTGGCCCGTGGTGAGTCGCTCATCATCGGGCTTTTTGGCGAATGAAATTTAGCTACGCTTTCGAGTCTCATGCGCCTTCTCCCTGTACCTGAATCAATGTGAGGTTTCCGCAGAACACTGCGCCGGTATCGATATACATCTGGTTGGCAAACTTGAGTGGTTTCACTGCTGGCGTATGACCAAAGATGAACGTGTCCGCGCCTTTGATTTCTTTCACGATCCCGTCTTGTGAGTTGCTGATTCGTTCGCGGTTCCAGATTACCTGCTGATGATCAACTGGCTTTCCAAACTCGTATTCGTCACAAGGATAATCGGCGTGGCAGATGACATATTTTTTATCTTTGCTCACCAGTTCGATGATTAACGGAAGTTCATCTGCTTTATGGGCAAGAGCTTTAGCCAGAATTTCTTTGTCGTAATCGAGATTAAAGAACCAGCCACCGCCATTAAGCATCCAGTGATTGACGTTTCCACGCTCTGATAAGCCATCAATCATCATTTGCTCATGGTTTCCACGTACAGCTCTGAACCAGGGGAATGTGATTAATTCCAGGCATTCGACGTTCTCTGTACCGCGATCGACCAAATCGCCAACCGAGATAAGCAGATCTTTTTTGGTGTCGAATCCTATCGTCTCCAGTTTTTTCATCAGGTTCGTGTAGCATCCGTGCAGGTCGCCAACTACCCAAATATTTCGGTATTTGCTGCCATCAATTTTTTCGTAATGGCTCATCTCTTTCACTCCATCCGCGATGAACCATGAGAACGTCGTTGACGATGGCGTGCATTTTCCCGTCTTTATCATCAACGTATTTTCTGACCGTACCGCGACTACATTTCAGTCTGCGTGCTACTTCTGTCTGGTTTCCGTATGCTTCAACGAGCATGTCTGGAATGGTTTTTACTGAGAACGTCATGCGGCCTCACTTCTGCTATTTCGCAGGTCTTTGAGTTTCTGCTGATACTCCGCCTTGATCGCCTTGCACTCTTCGACAGTCCAGCGATGGCGGTTATGGTTTGATTCGATTTCGTCTACTGCTTCCTGCCCGATGCGATTAATCAGTTCGACGCGATACGGAACGAGATTTCCGCTTTTGTGCTGGTTGCACACCACGCATTGCTTGTGAATATTGCGTTCATCAAATCGGAGTTGAGGTGCCGCAGCAGTTGTCCGGTAATGCCCGGCATCCCACTGAGCAGACGTGAGCGTTCCGCACGAGATACATGGTAAGTCGCGGTCTCTTTCTCTGATGAAGGCGTTTACGGCTTGTTGGGCTTGTTTAATCCAGTAACTGCGGGGCTTTAAGGCGAGTTTTCGAATCTTCAGTTTATCTTTCTGTTTCTGCTCCTCTCGTCGTCGTTTCTTCTCTGCTGCTTTTTCCGCTTTTTTTCGCTGTTTACTTTGTAGTTTGAGTGCTAACTGAGTTCCGTGTTCCGGGCAGCACCACCACTGATTTGAGAATGCCGGGTGAAACCATTCCTTGCATATTTTGCATTTCCTTCGCGCTGGTTTAGCCATCGTCTTCTTCCTCGTACATTGAGCTATTCGGATCGCTCATCAGTTCTGCGCAGCAGTGCTCACACACGTGAACTTCCAGCACATGCAGCTTCTGGCCGCAGTTAGCGCACGTTAAAGCCCGCTCGACGCTTTCTTTCTGGTATTGAAGGGATTGGGATGGGCTAAGCATTATTGGCGTCCTGCATCATGAGAAAGACAATCATGGCAGCGCGGAGTGGGTTTTCATCTTGAGTCATATGATATGGGGTACTATCACTGCCAACTTTTCTATGCGCTGCCTTCCATAATCCATTTTCTGGCGCTGGAATAATGCCAATTCTGTTCTCTACGATAATCGGCTCTGCGTCTGATGGGCTTTTACAGTAATCAACCGTTTTTATTGCATAACCAGTTTCGTCATCCCACTCAACACCAACGATTGATGTTCCCAACTTTGCGATTTCGCAATCTTCGGGAGCAAATCCACAGCAAATTGCCACTCGCTTGTTAATTTCAAAATCACTTAACTGTGAATAATTCATTGTCATTTCCTCGCACGATGTCTTAGCCACCGGATATCCCACAGGTGAGCCGTGTAGTTGAAGGTTTTTACGTCAGATTCTTTTGGGATTGGCTTGCGTTTATTTCTGGAGCGTTTCGTTGGAAGGTATTTGCAGTTTTCACAGATTATGTCGGTGATACTTCGTCGCTGTCGCCTCATGCAGCCCTGTCTCCCCATCTCGCTTTCCATTCCATAGCCAGTCTCGCTTCGTCTGACCACTTAACTCCACGCTCTGTACCGAATGCCTGTATAAGCTCTAATAGCTCCGCAAATTCGCTTACACGCATCCTGCTGGTTGACTGGCCTATTACCACAAAGCCATTCCCGGCAAGGTTAGGAACAACGTCCTGCTGCTTTAATGCTGCGGTAAACACACACTTCCAGCTTTCTGCATCCAGCCAGCGACCATGCCATTCAACCTGACGAGAGACGTCACCAAGGCAAGCCCAAAGCTTTCGGTTTTGGTCTAAGCTGCGGTTGCGTTCCTGAATGGTTACTACGATTGGTTTGGTTGGGTCTGGAAGAATTTGCTGTACTGCGTGAATAGCGTTTTGCTGATGTGCTGGAGATCGAATTTCAAAGGTTAGTTTTTTCATGACTTCCCTCTCCCCCAAATAAAAAGGCCTGCGATTACCAGCAGGCCTGTTATTAGCTCAGTGATGTAGATGGTCATTGCCTTACCTCCATAAGCACCCTATTAATAAACGCCGTCATTGGATTTGCACATCCCCACCCCGTACCATCTGGATTTCTTTTAATTGGCTCCTTCTTCACTTTGCGTTTTGCATAAATAACCGTCTTCCACTTACGCTCAACAACACTCAAATACCCTTGTTTCACCATATGCCTTGCTGCTTGAGCGATTCTGTTATTTGGTATTCCGGTAATCAGTGCTAATTCATGTGGGGAGAATTGTTCATGAGTTTTCAGATATTCCAGGATGATTTCTTTTCCAGTCACGATCTGCTCCTGTAACTATCCCATGTAAACGCAAGGGTGCATCCGCCGCCATCATTCATCCTGTCAATAACACGCTCACCAATGAATGCAGACAGTTCATCTTTGCTCTGGTTGCTAATCAGGATTGTTGGCTTCATGCGCTCGTAGCGGGTGTTGATGATTTCGAACATGATCATCTTTTCCGCCTCGCTTCCAAACTGCACACCAACCTCATCGATAATTAGCAGGTCAGGTTTAGTGAACTGTCTGATCACTTCATCCTCTGTGCGGGTGGAGTTTTTCGACCATGTTGATTTATATTCTCTGGCAATTTTCAGCGCCGTTGTGAAAATAGCTGAGCTTTGATGTTCCGTAATTGCGTGCCGGGCGATAGCCAGTGCAAGATGATTCTTTCCAGTACCAGGCTTTCCACACATAACCAGCCCACCGCCTTTCTGTAACCTCTCAGGCCATTTGCTGGCGTATGCCTGACACACCCTGAGCACTCTCTTTGCATCGTCGTTAACTGGCTCGTAGTTCTGTAGTGTGCAACCCTTGAATCGTTCAGGAATATCAAGATTATTCAACAGAAACTCGACATTGCGCTTACGTGATTCCTCGTCGATTTTAATCTTCTCTGCCTGTAGCCGAATAAGCTCATCTCTCATGCATTCCGGGCATTCGCTAGGTCTTGAGGCAAACTTAATTGGCCCAGTCGAGTAACGGTTACGCTGCTCAAACTCACCATGTTTTTCACAGATGCCAGTGCCAATTTCTACAGCTGTATGCTCGATAGCAATTGGCGGAGAACTCAATTCTGCAAGTTTTTTCTCCAGTTGGGAGATCTTTTCATCCAGCGTCATGTTCACTCCTGCGCCCATGAAGGCATTTCAGTTTGTCCGTAATCTTTGGTGGCAAAGTTTTCCTGCATAGCTCGATGCTGCGGCCTCGGTTGAGATTTCCCCTTTGGAGTCTTGGGCTCAAAAATCCCCTGCCAACCACTGGCGATGCTCTGGTTTATAATTTCTTCAGGTGTATATCCCTTCTCCAGACTTCTGCTTAGAACGTTGATAGCCTGAGTGACACTTTGCTTAGACTTGATCGACTTACCTATCTCCTTGCGATAGGTAACCCACGACAACCATGTTTCTGCTGATAACCAATCAGGCAACTCTGTTTCTAGCGGGTCGAACTTCTGAGAAACTTTTTTGGGGGATATAGGGGGTTTATTAATATTTTCTTTTGTCTTTAAAGAATGTCTTTTGTGTGTCTCTAACTTCGAGACATTGAGTGTCTCTAATTTGGAGACATTTTTTGTCTCTAACTTCGAGACAAAGTTGCTAACTTGGAGACACTTGCTGAATTGCCACGCAGATACCTCCCTGTTTACACCGATTTTATTTCCATCCATAAACAGGCAATTCATTGAAATCAGTTCTTTTTTAGCCTTGTTAACATTCTGCCTTGACAGTCCTGTTAACTGAGCAATTTGCTCATCGGCTATTCGATCTGTTTTCTTATTGAAGCCATATGTTTTCCGGACGTAGGCCAGCATAACTTTCAACTGGCGAGCGGTTAAATCGGCACTTGCGATAGCTTCCAGCAGCTCGTTAGCGAATCTGGTGTAACCATCATCGATATCAGCCACTCTTAGCTCCTGTTCGGCAAAGTTACCTCTGCCGAAGTTGAGTATTTTTGCTGTATTTGTCATAATGACTCCTGTGGATTGATCCAGTAATGACCTCAGAACTCCATCTGGATTTGATCAGAACGCTCGGTTGCCGCCGGGCGTTTTTTATTGGTGAGAATCGAAGCAACTTGTCGTGCCAATCGAGCCATATCGTCGTCAACGACGCCCCATTCAAGAACAGCCAGAAGCATTCCCATTTTTGGGATGAAGCTGTCTTTCCATCGCGAAATTTGCGATTCATTAATCCCTAACGCGTCGGCAACCTTTCGCTGACCACGTACAGCAATTCTATTCAGGATGTTGCTTGTAATTGCATTCGCTTTCTTGCGAGTACTTGTAAGTTCCATATGTAAGTATTTCCTTAACAAATAAGAAGTTATGCGCATCAACTTATGCGCGTTGTATTCCCGCATTTCGGCGGGAATGAGGACCATGACTGTTAAAGAGCGGTGTTACTATTTGTTTTTCTTGTTGCTTGGGAAAGGACGAACTTCCTCTCCAATCACACTGCCATCAGGCTTTACCGTAACCATGATGTTACGGCCTGCCAGAATGGCCTTGCTGATAGCGCACTGGATTACACCAAAGTCACTGGCTGCTTTAGCCTGTCCATGGATTTTGGCGTAATCGGCAAGTGTCATTCGAATCATATGCACTCTCCGTTATTAACCATGAACAAAGAATACTACAGGTATTCAAAGCAATCAATACTCAGGGTATTTTTAGTTTAAGTACCTTAGCTATTAGAATTAAGCTATGGAAAATAAAAAATCACTGACGACAGAACAGCTCGAAGACGCTAAGCGGCTTAAGGCTTTGTATGAGTCAAAAAAGAAAGAATTGGGAATAACCCAATATTCAATTGCTGATGAACTGGGTATCACCCAAGGAGCGGTAGGGCATTATCTTAATGGCAGAAACGCGCTAAACGTTGAGGTTGCATCTGGTTTTGCACGATTGTTGCAAGTCTCAATTGCTGATTTTAGCCAGTCAATTGCTGCCAAGGTTGCAGAACAGGCAGAAAGCCTTAAGAGCGATGCCAACGTAAGGTATGCAGGGGAATACAGAGCAGGAAAGAGGTATCCGGTGTTAAGCAGTATCCAGGCTGGCTCGTGGTGTGAAGCATGCGAACCATACACCATTAAAGACATAGATGTTTGGCTTGAGTCTGACGCGCATATTCAAGGTAATGCGTTCTGGCTTAAAGTGGAAGGTGATTCAATGACGGCACCGGTTGGGTTAAGCATTCCAGAGGGAACATTCGTTCTTTTCGATACCGGAAGGGAGGCGATCAACGGCAGCTTGGTCATAGCAAAACTTTCTGACTCTAACGAAGCAACATTCAAGAAGCTGATAATCGACGGCGGGAATAAATACCTCAAGGGACTTAATCCTGCATGGCCTCTCGTGCCAATCAATGGAAACTGCAAGATTATAGGCGTTGCAATTGAGACAAAACTAAGGCTGGTTTGATCACGCAAGGGGCGAATATGGTTGGAACCGCTATAGCAAGCTTTTTGGGGATGTTGGCAATATCGACAATTTACGGCTTAGCGCATGCTTTTATTGCGAAATCTCTATCAGAAAAAATAAGCCAGGCTTGGGCGCATAGATCAGCTCGTTTCATGATTCTGGTGATCATAGCAATACAAGGGATATCTGCATTTATCCTCTATGGATCAAGCTTATACCTATTGTATCAAGGCGCGACATTTACGCCTTACACCAGTGATTACGGAACTCTATACGATGGTAGTGAAGACATCTCTATGGCTTGGATCGTCTTTGGTTTATCTATGGCCGTGTCTGTTGTAGCAGACATCATTAAGGTAATTCTCGTCTTAACCTTCGCTGACTAACCCATAATCCCGGCAGCAATAGCTATCGGGATCCACTTCACATATCCCGCATAAAAAGCACTGAACAAGCAGACACCGAAAAAATAAATATCCTTTGTATTCATTTGTTTATCATTATTTCATCAAAAATAAATACCTTGGGTATTTACACAATAAAATACCTACAGTATTCTTTAGCCATCAGCAGGACGCTGGTAGCCAAACGGAACAGATTGGCAGGCTCTTTAACATTGATGGGATTGTCCCGCCGAAATGCGGGAACCAAAGAGTAGTTGGCTTTGGGGTGACGTGAAGTGCAGCTGCCCGACGGCAACCGGAAGATAAGCACCCGGCGCGTCACCGCCAAAGTCAATCATCGGAGGTCAACATGACAGTAGTCATTACATATCTGGCTGACGATAACACCAGAAATCGCCGCAGAGCACGCAGGCAGGCTCAACGTGAACAGGCAATGCAAGAGCAGAGACTGGCGCGAAAAATTGCGCTAAAGCTCTCTGGTTGCGTAAGAGCAGATAAAGCAGCATCACTCGGAGGCCTTCGCTGCAAGAAGGCAGAAGAAGTCGAGCGTAAACAGAACCGTATTTACTACCGCAAGCCACGCAGTGAAATGGGTGTGACTTGTGTTGGTCGCCAGAAAATGAAATTAGGCAGCAAACCACTTATTTGAGGTGAGATATGGAAGAAGAATTTGAAGAGTTCGAAGAGCATCCGCAGGATGTGATGGAACAATACCAGGACTATCCGTATGACTACGACTATTGATAAAAATCAATGGTGTGGACAATTCAAGCGATGCAATGGATGCAAGCTGCAATCGGAATGCATGGTTAAGCCTGAAGAAATGTTTCCTGTAATGGAGGATGGGAAATATGTCGATAAATGGGCAATACGAACAACGGCAATGATTGCCAGAGAACTTGGTAAACAGAATAACAAGGCTGCCTGATGGTGGCCTTTATTTTTTGGCCGTAAATAATTTCATGCTTATTACAATCAAGGGGATATATGGAAGAACAAGCAAACAAGATTCTCGTAGAACTACTGCAAAAAGCCAGCAATGGAATAGACGCGGCTGTTTCATTCAGCCAAGCGCAGATTCCTGATGTTGTTCATCAGTTGCTGCTATGGAATATGGTTGACAGTCTGATTAAAACATTAATAGCCATTCTAACAATCCCACTGGTTTTCTGGTTTATGAAGAAGCAGTGCCAAAGAGTTGAGACAGGTAAAATCGGTGATGAAGGATACTCATGGGAGAGGGGAAATCCCAAATACAGGCCGACAATGGTTTGGGATAGCAAAGGAGATATTAACCTTCTTATCATGCCATTGGTTGGAGTTTTGACTCTGTGGGGGATTTTTATTATTGGTGTAGTAACCAATATGACTTGGTTAAAAATTTGGCTGGCCCCAAAGCTTTACCTTATCGAATATGCAGCATCATTGGTTAAGTGATTTCAGGCCGCATAGTCGGCCTTTATTTTTGGCATAAACAACAGAATAAACACTGCACTGTGTATTCATTCCAACTAGTGAATACACGGAGCAATGTCGCTCGTAACTAAACAGGAGCCGACTTGTTCTGATTATTGGAAATCTTCTTTGCCCTCTAATGTGAGGGCGATTTTTATCTATGAGGATATGAATAGATGTCAAACATCAAAAAATACATCATTGATTACGACTGGAAAGCATCAATAGAAATTGAAATCGACCATGACGTAATGACAGAGGAAAAACTTCACCAGATTAATAATTTCTGGTCAGACTCTGAATACCGACTCAATAAACACGGCGCTGTATTAAATGCTGTATTAATCATGCTGGCGCAACATGCTCTGCTTATAGCAATTTCGAAAGACTTAAATGCATATGGTGTTGTTTGTGAGTTCGACTGGGATGATGGAAATGGTCAGGAAGGATGGCCTCCAATGGATGGTAGCGAAGGAATAAGAATTACCGATATCGACACATCAGGAATATTTGATTCAGATGATATGACTATCAAAGCCGCCTGAGAGCGTTTTTAAAGAATACAACGAAGGAGGATATATGAGTGAAGTAACAGATTTAGTTGTTATTGAAAAAGCAAATGCAATGACTGTATTTCAGTCTGCCGACCAGATTGAAGAAATCCTTCAAAAGGTTGAACGTGAAGTTATGTCCTTTGTGCCTGATATCACAACGGCAAAGGGCAGAAAGGAGATCGCTTCTCTGGCGTATAAAGTTGCGCAGACGAAAACATATCTCGATGGTCTTGGCAAAGACCTTGTTGCTGAACTGAAGGAAATTCCAAAGCTAATTGATGCCAACCGCAAGACAGTGCGTGATCGCCTTGATGAACTGAAAGCCAAGGCGCGCCAGCCTCTTACTGATTATGAGGAAGAACAGGCGCGGATTAAAGCCGAAGAAGAAGCTAAGGCAGCAGCTGAAGCTCTCGCAAAGCAAATTGAGTCTGACCATGAAATAGCGATTTTGATGGATCGCGAATTTGACCGCCAAAGAGAAGAGGCAAGACTCAAAGCGGAGCAGGAAAAGCGAGAGCATGAAGAACGCTTAAAAAGAGAAGCTGAAGAGAAAGCCAGAGCAGAAGCCGAAGCAAAGGCAAAAGCCGAAATTGAAGCAGCAGCAAGGCGAGAAGCAGAAGCTAAGGCCGCAGCGGAACGTGCAGAGCGTGAACGCATTGAAGCCGAGCAACGAGCACAGCGCGAAGCAAAAGAGGCAGCAGAACGAGCTGAAAGAGAAAAGCATGCGGCAATTGAAGCAGAACGCCGAAAAGCACAGGAGGAGGCTGAACGAATCCGGCGCGAGGCTGAAGCAAAAGAGCAAGCCAGAATAGCAGAAGAAAAAAGAATCAAGGACGAAGAAGAGCGTAGAGCAAAGGATAAAGCTCACCGGAAAGAAGTAAATAACAAAATACTTGCTGACCTTATCAAGGTTGGCGCATCAGAAGATGTTGCTAAAAATATCATAACAGCCATCGTAAAAGGCGAAGTATTCGCAACAAAAATAACCTACTAATAAACCAACATAAGGAACCACCCATGATTTACGCAATCGCGGGAGGCGCTCGCATGGGTGCCTTCCAACTAAATGAATCTTTACTTGAACGAATCACCCGTAAATTACGTGACGGATGGAAAAGAGTTGAGGTCTTATTATGCGCAATGAAATAGCCATCAATCACCAGATGCTTCGTGCTGCACAGAACAAAGCAGTAATAGCCAGATTTATTGGTGATTCAAAAATGTGGCTTGAAGCAAATAAAGCGATGAAATCAGCTATCAACCTTCCGTGGTATCGCAGGAAATGAGTTTTACAGATAACTGGTCAGACGAAGAATTCATTCGTCAGATGAAAGAATTAATCGGTAACGAAGGAGATATTCATGTCACTTGCAACCACAGTGAAGGAGAGCAAGTTACAGAGACGCATGTACACGCAGAAAGCTCTCTGGTATCGCCATAATGGTGACCGCGAAGGAATGCGGGTATGCCTTAATTTGTCCCGAGTCGAAGTATTAAATCAGCGTTATTTCCTTGGGCCATGTCCATTCTGAGGTGAATTATGGATTTGAATAAATTCGATGAGCCATTCAGCCCTGAAGATATCGAATGGCGAATACAGCAAAGCGGTAAAACACGCGATGGAAAAGTGTGGGCTATGGTGCTGGCTTATGTCACGAACCGGGCAATCATGAAACGCCTGGACGATGTTTGCGGCAAAGCAGGATGGCGCAATGAATACCGCGATATTCCCAACAACGGCGGAGTTGAATGCGGCATATCAATCAAGATTGATTCCGAATGGGTAACCAAATGGGATGCTGCTGAAAACACGCAGGTAGAAGCCGTCAAAGGTGGTCGTTCAGGTGCAATGAAGCGTGCTGCCGTTCAGTGGGGAATCGGTCGGTATCTGTATAACCTTGAGGAAGGTTTCGCACAAACATCTCTCGATAAAAAGCAGGGGTGGCACAGGGCAAAACTGAAGGATGGAACAGGATTTTACTGGCTCCCTCCATCGCTGCCGGGATGGGCAATCCCAGCATCAGATAACAAACCATCACCAGAAAATACCAACCAGAAATCTCCATCGGTTGACTGCGAACAAATCCTGAAAGACTTCAGCGATTATGCGTCAACAGAAACTGACAAGAAAAAACTCATCGAGCGTTATCAGCGTGACTGGCAATTAATGGCTGGCAACGAGGAGGCGCAGGCTAAATGCGTTCAGGTAATGAACATCAGAGTTAACGAACTAAAACAGGCGGCATAAATGGCAAGCAGAGGCGTAAATAAGGTGATTATCCTTGGTCGGGTAGGACAAGACCCGGAAGTTCGATACTCACCATCAGGAACAGCGTTCGCTAACCTGACAATAGCCACGTCAGAACAATGGCGAGATAAAAATACTGGCGAGCAAAAGGAATTGACTGAATGGCATCGTGTTGCTGTATCCGGGAAACTGGCTGAGGTCGTGGGGCAGTATGTGAAAAAAGGTGATCAGATTTATTTCGAGGGAATGCTGAGAACCAGAAAGTGGAAAGACCAGTCAGGGCAAGACCGTTACACAACCGAGGTTCATGTCGGAATTAATGGCGTGATGCAAATGCTTGGCGGCATTGGCGACAGCAAACAACAAGCAGCCAGCAGGCAATCACAGAAGCCACAGCAGCAATCATCACCAGCACAACACAACGAACCTCCGATGGATTTTGACGACGATATACCCTTTGCACCAGTAACTCTCCCCTTCCCTCGTCACGCTATTCACGCAATTTAATCAGGAGAAAATCATGCCAGCGCCTCTGTATGGTGCGGATGACCCGCGCCGCTGTTCCGGCAATTCCGTATCGGAGGTGCTGGATAAATTCAGAAAAAACTACGATCGAATAATGTCTCTACCGCAGGAAACGAAAGAGGAAAAGGAATTTCGCCACTGTATATGGCTTGCAGAGAAAGAAGAACGCGAGCGAATTTACCAGACATCAATCCGACCATTCCGCAAAGCCACATATACCCACTTCCCTGAATATATCGACCCGCGCCTGCGTAATTACCGCTCACGCTATGGCGCTATCAGTAATGACTGAGGAATTAACAATGAAAACAATGAAGCTAAACATCGACCTCGGAAAATACGTTATTACCGGAACCAAACACGATCTGATTCTTAGCGAAAGAGGAATTATCAAAGAAGGCGAGAATGCAGGGAAAGAAACACTAAGCCGTATCGGTTATTACAGCAAGTTTGAGCATCTGGTTAAAGAATTATGCAACCGTGAAATCCTGTTATCTCAGGCGCAGACGCTACAGGATATTCAGCAACATATCGAGACTTTAGGTGTGTCACTTAGCATGGCTATTGACCAGTTCGTGGAGAGTAAATCATGAGAGGACTTGCATACAATCCCGGCATTCTTCCGGCAGAAATGATTATTCGCCAGCGCGTAAAGCCAATGCCATCGAGAGAGGAATTGCTAAAGAGAAATTCTTTTCCGTCAGTGAATCAAAACAAATATCTGAATGCGATGTAGCGTAAAGGAGGCAACCAGTGAGCAAGATTGATTATCAGGCACTGCGTGAAGCGGCAGAGAAAGCCGGTGAAGATAAGTGGCAGGCTAAAAAAATAAATGGTGATTTTTTTGTTATTCGTCACGGTAGTTATACAAGACAGCATGGCTACACATCGTATCAACCCATTGCGGAGATTGATTGTAAGCCAGTCCGGGATTTTGTTGCCAAGGCTAATCCGGCTACCGTACTGGAATTACTGGATGAACTGGAAGCAGCAAAAAAGCGCATTGCAGAACTGGAAGCACGGGAAATAAAACCAGCCAAAGGCGAAGTTCTTGTCGTTGTATCTGGTTTTACTGGTTGCGGAAAAAGCGCCATTGCCGGGGAAATAGAAATCGCGATGAAGGCTATTGGTGTGCCGGTTAAGTGGACTAATGGCGATGCAGAAAAGCGCATGACCGGCGCTGACTGGCTGACAGCGATTGAGATGTACAAACCAACAGTGCGCATCGTGGAAGTTAATGTGCCGCGCGCCGCTGGCATTCGCATCAAAGGAGGTGAGTAGTGCATGTGGCATGTATCGGCTTGTTACCGTACCAGACTCGTTTTTGGGCTTCTGCGCTAATTACAAAGCCACATGTCCTGATGGCTGACAACATCATCCCGGCACCAAAGCGCCGCCATACCGGTATTGCAGCGGCGCGACGAGCAGCAAAGAGACGCAGGAGAGCAAAACGATGAAAAACCGTAAAGCAAAGATGCTTATTTCCCGTGTATACAGCCGTTGCTATCCCAGCCAGTGGTTGATAGTTAGCAATCGCCGTATGGTGTTGTACTTATATTCTGGAATTGCCAGAGAGGGAATCAAAGATAAGCCCAGCGCAGCGCAAAACCGCTGGAAAAACCACTTGCGCACTAAAGGAGAGTGGTGTGCCTACATTATTCAGAAAAGAATATCCGCGAAAAAACAGAGTAGTAGAATTTCTGTTTCTCATTCTGTTTATCGTGTTGATGACACCGATATCCCCGCTAATTTTTGTCTGGATAATCGGAAAAATAATTGAACCAGTTATTGAATTGTATAACGACGTGGCATGGGCGTCGTTCAACGCACTGCACAATAAAATTAATCCATATAAGGAAAACTGAAATGACCACCATTACCAGAGAAAGCGCGGAGATTAAATCATTCATCACTGGCTTCCTGAGCGACCCGGCGCACGATAACCAATCATCAAACAGTCTGCTTGCTGATGTGTTTCGTATCGCGCTGGCATCGTTGGAAGCAGAGCCAGTCGCGTGGCGATATCGCTACGTGAAAAAAGGTGTTACGGACTCTCAGGGGGATTCGTGGGTTGGTGACTGGAAATATGTACCGACAAAAGAGGATTGCAACGACAGGCCGAGCTATGAGATTCAGGCCTTATTCACTGCCCCGCCAGTCCCGGTGACATCAGAAGGACTGGTTAAAGCAGTGCGCTTCTATGAACAGGTTAAGCGTGAAAATCCGCCAGTCGAAACCGGAGCATGGAAAGACGCTGTTGACTGGGTGCTCAAAGAGGCTTGCCAGGCTGTAAACATTGGCATCAAAGGAGCGTGAGATGAATGGACAAATATCAATTGTTCGACCGGGAGTATGTGACGATTGCGATATACGAATGATTATTCGTCTGGCGAGGGGGAAAACAATAACTGCTCTCATTACTCCAGAAAATCTCGCATTGGCATTAACCGGAAAGTCAGACCTGCCAGTAGAGCTAAAGCTGCGAAATGTTGAGATTAAGGTGAAATAGCATGAATTCTATTACCAAAGAACGTATTGAATTGTTCATTAAAAATCCGCTTGAAAACGGACTTACTCGTGGCGAACAAATGGAACTGGCACGAATTGCACTGGCATCACTGGAAGCAGAACCGGTGGTTTACATGTGGGATAGCGAAAGAAAAGATATTGATGCCCCTGGGTATTATCGGACTGAGCATTTAGTGTTCGCTGAGAGTAGTGTTAAGCAATGGGGAGGGCGAGTTGTTCCACTTTACACCGCCCAGCCAGTGCCGGTAACTCCGGATGGTTGGATAAGCTGTAGTGAGCGAATGCCTGATGATGGTCAGCACGTAATTATTTTATGTGATGGCGCATTCGTTCTTTATGCGCAATATCGAGACGGTGAATTTTTTGATGTCGTCCGCAATGGTGAGGAGTTCTTCGAAACGCAGAGCCGCAATGTAACCCACTGGATGCCGCTACCAGAACCGCCGAAGGAGGTTAACCGTGGCTAACCTTCAACTGGCAGTTAACGGTGAATATTTCGACCAGATGAAGTCAGGCGAGAAAACGGAAGAGTATCGCCTGTGTAATGACTACTGGAATAAGCGAATTATGTTCCGGGAGTATGACCGCCTGATTATCACAAAGGGATATCCGAAGCGCGACGATTCCAGCCGAAGAATTGACGTCCCGTATGACGGATATGAAATCAAGACAATCACACATCCGCACTTCGGCGATAAACCGGTAAAGGTGTTCGCGATAAAGGTGAATATCGGCAATGAATAACAATCCTCGCACTCGCGGGGATTTCTTTTATCTGAACTCGCTACGGCGGGTTTTGTTTTATGGAGACAAGAAATGTCAGATTTGGCTATGAAGGTTTTGAAATGGCAATCGACTGGCGATGTTGGCATCAGTAGCGCAACTCTTGCCTCAATCGCATGTGGACTGAAAAAGAATATCTATGGTCATCACTTCGGCGCTCCACATGACGTAGCAGACTTCCGACGATGCGTTGCACTTGTTGAGCAGATTCCAGAAATCAGAGATTCATTCGACAAGGTTGCAAAGCGCGTTCCGGCATTCAAAGGAATCCTCAACGAATGGGATTCACTCGTTGCTCTGTTGAAGTCTGAAATGAAGACGTACGGGAACAAAGCACCAGAGACTTACAGAAGAATCATCGAGCTACGCAAGGACTAACCCGCCTCACACTCGATGAGGCCTGTTCATTTCTCAAGATATCCAGACCTACCATCGCCGCATCAATGCGGCTTTTTCTTGCGTGTAATTGCGGAGACTTTGCGATGTACTTGACACTTCAGGAGTGGAACGCTCGCCAGCGACGCCCAAGAAGCCTTGAAACAGTTCGTCGATGGGTGCGCGAATGCAGGATATTCCCTCCTCCGGTTAAGGATGGAAGAGAGTATCTGTTCCACGAATCAGCGGTAAAGGTTGACTTAAATCGACCAGTAACAGGTAGCCTTTTGAAGAGGATCAGAAATGGGAAGAAGGCGAAGTCATGAGCGCCGGGATTTACCCCCTAACCTTTATATAAGAAACAATGGATATTACTGCTACAGGGACCCAAGGACGGGTAAAGAGTTTGGATTAGGCCGAGACAGGAGGATAGCAATCACTGAAGCTATACAGGCCAACATTGAGTTATTTTCAGGACACAAACACAAGCCTCTGACAGCGAGAATCAACAGTGATAATTCCGTTACGTTACATTCATGGCTTGATCGCTACGAAAAAATCCTGGCCAGCAGAGGAATCAAGCAGAAGACACTCATAAATTACATGAGCAAAATTAAAGCAATAAGGAGGGGTCTGCCTGATGCTCCACTTGAAGACATCACCACAAAAGAAATTGCGGCAATGCTCAATGGATACATAGACGAGGGCAAGGCGGCGTCAGCCAAGTTAATCAGATCAACACTGAGCGATGCATTCCGAGAGGCAATAGCTGAAGGCCATATAACAACAAACCCTGTCGCTGCCACTCGCGCAGCAAAATCAGAGGTAAGGAGATCAAGACTTACGGCTGACGAATACCTGAAAATTTATCAAGCAGCAGAATCATCACCATGTTGGCTAAGACTTGCAATGGAACTGGCTGTTGTTACCGGGCAGCGAGTTGGTGATTTATGCGAAATGAAGTGGTCTGATATCGTAGATGGATATCTTTATGTCGAGCAAAGCAAAACAGGCGTAAAAATTGCCATCCCAACAGCATTGCATGTTGATGCCCTCGGGATATCAATGAAGGAAACACTTGATAAATGCAAAGAGATTCTTGGCGGAGAAACCATAATTGCATCTACTCGTCGTGAACCGCTTTCATCCGGCACAGTATCAAGGTATTTTATGCGCGCACGAAAAGCATCAGGTCTTTCCTTCGAAGGGGATCCGCCTACCTTTCACGAGTTGCGCAGTTTGTCTGCAAGACTCTATGAGAAGCAGATAAGCGATAAGTTTGCTCAACATCTTCTCGGGCATAAGTCGGACACCATGGCATCACAGTATCGTGATGACAGAGGCAGGGAGTGGGACAAAATTGAAATCAAATAATGATTTTATTTTGACTGATAGTGACCTGTTCGTTGCAACAAATTGATAAGCAATGCTTTTTTATAATGCCAACTTAGTATAAAAAAGCAGGCTTCAACGGATTCATTTTTCTATTTCATAGCCCGGAGCAACCTGTGAACACATTTTCAGTTTCCCGTCTGGCGCTGGCATTGGCTTTTGGCGTGACGCTGACCGCCTGTAGCTCAACACCGCCCGATCAACGTCCTTCTGATCAAACCGCGCCTGGTACCTCTTCTCGCCCGATTCTGTCGGCAAAAGAAGCGCAGAATTTCGATGCTCAACACTATTTTGCATCCCTGACGCCAGGTGCTGCAGCGTGGAATCCTTCCCCGATTACCCTGCCTGCGCAACCTGACTTTGTTGTCGGCCCGGCGGGTACTCAAGGTGTAACGCATACCACGATTCAGGCGGCGGTAGATGCGGCAATTATCAAGCGTACCAACAAGCGCCAGTATATTGCCGTGATGCCTGGTGAGTATCAGGGAACGGTGTATGTCCCTGCCGCTCCGGGTGGAATTACTCTGTACGGTACAGGTGAAAAACCGATTGATGTGAAGATTGGGCTTTCCCTTGATGGGGGCATGAGCCCTGCCGACTGGCGTCACGACGTCAACCCGCGCGGCAAATATATGCCAGGTAAACCAGCGTGGTATATGTACGATAGCTGCCAGAGCAAACGCAGCGACAGTATCGGCGTTCTCTGCTCTGCGGTCTTCTGGTCACAAAACAATGGCCTGCAACTGCAAAACCTGACCATCGAAAACACGCTGGGCGATAGCGTAGATGCGGGTAACCATCCGGCGGTGGCACTGCGTACTGATGGCGACAAAGTGCAGATCAATAACGTCAACATTCTCGGTCGTCAGAATACCTTCTTTGTCACCAACAGTGGTGTGCAAAACCGTCTAGAAACCAACCGTCAGCCGCGTACTCTGGTGACCAACAGTTACATTGAAGGGGATGTGGATATCGTTTCTGGTCGCGGCGCAGTGGTGTTCGATAATACCGAATTCCGCGTGGTGAACTCACGTACTCAGCAAGAAGCGTATGTGTTTGCACCGGCTACGCTGTCCAACATTTACTACGGTTTCCTCGCCGTAAACAGCCGTTTCAATGCTTCCGGTGATGGCGTGGCGCAACTGGGCCGCTCGCTGGATGTTGATGCCAATACCAACGGTCAGGTGGTGATCCGTGATAGCGCCATCAACGAAGGTTTTAACACGGCTAAACCGTGGGCCGATGCGGTGATTTCCAATCGTCCGTTTGCGGGTAATACTGGCAACGTTGATGATAACGACGAAGTACAGCGTAATCTGAATGACACTAACTACAACCGCATGTGGGAATACAATAACCGCGGCGTGGGTAGCAAAGTGGTTGCAGAGGCGAAGAAGTAA